GATAAAGGGTCAGCATAAGGAATACATTTATAAGTACTTAATAAAACACTATCCTTGTCGTATAATTCTACATTTAACTGTTCAGGAACTAATCCTGTATATGTAACATCAACTATAAAAATAACAGGACTGTGAATAGGGATTAAATTCGATCCTGAAACTATGTTATCTTGACTTATGCTTATATCTGTTATTGCCATTATTTTAAATCTTTTATTATCGTACTCTTAAAGTCATTAACATAAAACAAACTAAGCTCTCTATTTAAATCTTCAATTGATTTTTTGGTTACTACATCCGAAACTAAACCACCTGCATTGTATCTGTTTGGAACTTTAATACCATCTTCATGAATCTTTCTTGCAATTAAAAATGCTAATGAATCTTTACTTATATTATCTTTTGGAATAATTCCTTTGTCGTCTATCCAAATTCTAATAACTTCTTTTAATGTTGGATTACCTTCATTTCCTGTTGTTGGTTTTCTGCCATTTTCTAAAGCACCTGTATATTGCGCGCCTAATATTCCAATACTAAAACTATCATTTGTTTGTTTTTGAAATGGTTCAAGTTGCTTTTCCCAATTTCCAGAAGCTCTTAATCCAAGTCGATTATAGTTTTTTACTAAATCAATTTGAATATCACTTAACCAATCACTTATTATTTTTTCTGTTGTCATTGTGTAAAGCTTATACCTTGAGACATTACAAAATCTATATTTGAATCAAATAAATTAAACCCGTAATCTATTGATCCGATATTTAATATTAAACTATTAGCACATGCAAAAGTCGAAACGTGAGTTACTAAGCTTGTTGTTAATGCTAATAATCTACGTTCATATTTCTGTATTTGTGTTTCATCTAAATTTGCAGCCGTTCCATCAGCATCGAATTTTCTCCCTACCATAAACAACCCATCATATACAATATCACTAACTCGATTACCTGCCATTGTTGGCGTTGGTTTTAAATCAACTACAAAGATTAATTGACCTGGTGTGTATTCCTGAATAGATGTTAAGTTAGCATAGAACTGATCTTTCTGCCAAATAAATATATGTCCTAATGCTTCAACATATGTTTTTAACGAGCCTATAATATCAAATTGATCCATAGTACAAATGTAATGTTTATTTAGACTAAATACAAATAAGCAATTAATTAATATAAAAAAAGCCTATCAAATTAATGACAGGCTAATATTTGCAAGGGGTATTATTTAGAATCAATCTAAATTAATCTTAGATACTTTCTTTATCCACATCTTAGTAATTAATCTATTAAACCAATAATCATAAGGTTCAAACATTGCAAGCTCCACAGCCTTATCAATATCAGACATGTTGTTAATTATCTTCTTAACCTTAAAATAAGTATGAGGAAAGATTATAGAATTATATAACCACGTTTTAAATTTCATTTCTTTTTATTTCTAATTTTAAATAGCTTATTATCAAATTCAACTCTATCGGCATCCAACATTAACTTTGCAAAACAAACAGAGTACTTTATCTTTCTTATTTCTTCAATCTTTTCGATATTTCCCTTTGTTAAGTGATCAAATTGTAAGAAGCTTCTATATTTATTGAATACTTCAATACCTGCTTGATCTTCTTCAATACTTGCTTTGTGGCCTAAATTGTTAGACTCTAATTCATTAATAATATTTATTTGATCTCTTAAATATAATCTTGATTGATATAAATTAAAGATACCTATTTGAGCAAGTTCCTTTATATCTTTCTTAGTATGCTTTGCAATTTCTTCAAAGTAAGTTTTCCAATCTAAACCAGTATAATTTAAATATTCTTGAATATCCTTTACAAATCCAAATTCTAAATTAAGAAAGTCGCCAAGTTTAAAATAATCTTCTGCAACTAATTCGCTATACTTTAATAGATAATCGTATTCAGTTCGATCTTTAAGATTTACATAATCAACAAATGATATGTTAGGCTTCTTTATTTTCATTTCAACAAATGTACAAAATTAATCAATACGGCAAACATGTTTTATAACATACTATAAAACCCTTTGCCCTTTTCTTGTATTTGGACTAATAACACTTTGAACATAATATCTAATAGCATCAATGAAATGATTAAATGCATCAATAGGAACTCCACTCTTTTTGTCGCTCCAAGCATAATTATTTAATTCTGATCCTATACCTGATGAATTATTACTAACTATTATTTTATAATTTTGCATTATTTTTATACCTGCCAATACAGAACCAGCTCCTTTTTTTACACTTACTATACCATTAACACCAGCCTTTTTTATATCAGATATTAATCTTTTTTCGGCACAATCTGCATAAATAGTTTTACTTATATCGACATTAGTTAACACACTTTTAGCAAGTTCATCAGTACCGGCATTGTTTAGTTTTAATTTCTGTTCTACATAAATAATCTTTCTTTTATTATCTATTGCAACCTTAACCAATACATCAGGATCAGGAAAAAATCCAAAATCCATACCGTACCCAAAAGGTAAACTTTCATCAAACTCGCCATACTGCCAATCTTCAAAAATAACACCCTCTGCTTTTTCAAGCCAACCGCCTAACATTCTATGATTATATTTATCTATGTTAGTTAATTTTAACTTCTCAGCTTTCAATAAAAACTTTTCAGATAGATTTTCTTTATTATCTAAATAGTCAGTATGTATGTAAGTTATATTTCCTTTAGTTAAATTACTTCCAGGAGCAACACCTTCATCTTCAAAGAATCTTTTATAAATGAAATGTTCTTTTGTGGTGGGGTTCATAATAATAATAATTCTATTATGAATGCCTATTTTTCTTATACTTTCATCAATCTTATCAAATATTTCTTCATCAACTAATTCCTCAGCTTCATCGAATAACCAAGTGGTCATATTTTGAATTGATTTTAAATTTGCTGTTTGATTTCCTGCGCCTGTCTTAATTCCTCTAAATAATATTATTGATCCGTTTGCTTTATTTTTAATATCTGTTTTGTTTATTTCAAATAAACCTTGATGTTTTTCGATCTCTATTTTTTCTTCAAACTCTGGAATGATTGAAATACTTGCACTTGTTAAAGTATATCTAGTATACAAAATTGTATGTCCTTTTTCAAATGTTAGATTTTCGGCAAAATCAGAAACTGCAAAAGACTTCCCTGATCCGCGACCTCCTGTAAGAATAAAATAATTTGCATTGCTATACCATAATGGTTGGTATTTTTCATGTATCTTTATTTTATCCATTCTTTAGGATTAATATTTATTTCGCCTGAATGGTTAAAGTCTTGCTTATCTTTCATGTCGTGGTTATTCTTTAATATAAATATCGACATAGTAGGGTTATACTCTGAATTTAAGCCTTTTTTAATGATTCTTTGTTTGATTATATCTTTGCTCTTTTTTATTGATGTAAAAACGACATTTTCAAATTTCTTTTCGAGGTAGTTTAAAAGGTTTTCATATTGTTCTAATTCAGTTAATGCCTCCACTAATGAACAGCAATCTTTATGTAATAAGACATAATCATAAACAGAATCAATAAAAGTTTGTGATTCTTCTATTGTCCATTTCTCAGCATTTTTATTATTTAGTTGTGCCATTTTTTATCTATCTTATTTTAAGTCTTTTAGTCTCATTCTCTAAGTACGATAACAAAACTATTTAATACTTTCTTCTATTTCTTCAATTTGCTTTTTGATCTTGTGAATTTTCTGAGGTTTTCCATCTTCAAATTCAACTAATCTTTTATATTCTTTTCTTAATCTAATTAACAGTTCTTTAATCTCTGTCATCTTCTTCTAGTAAGTCAATTAATAGTTTATCAATATCAACTTGTTCTTCATCAGTTAATAATCTTGTTTTAGATATTTCTATTAATTGTTCATACTCATTTTCTAAATCACTTCTTTGACTTGGTAACATATAAATATAATTTATTTACTCTTTTTTCTATTGTTATTGATTGTGTTGCCATTAATTAAGTTCTTTTTGTTTTAACTCTAAATTATACAAGTAAGCTTTATAAGTCATTTCAATTATTAATGCAAGTTCTTTGTTTTGCATTGCGCTATCAGTTAGTATTTGCACTAAATCCTTCGCATTGCCTTGTATTTCAGCATCTATGCCGTTGTTGTTGTATTCGATTAATAGTTTTGTTTTTTTCATATTATAAAGTATATAACCATTGTTTTAATTCTTTGATCTGATCTGCTTTGTTTAAATTCATTGTTTCAATATGCCATCCGTTTTTAACCTCTTTTTTAATTATAATATCTTCTTTATTGATATTTAATTCAATGGCTTTTTTACTTATATCTTCACAATTCATAATACAAATATACGATTAATTTATGACTTATTTACTTATTTCTTTGAAAATTACAACACAACTAATATACGATCTTGATTTATCTAATATGAAATTATCAGTAAAATTATTGATATATTTAGCGCCATCACTTTTTAATATATTGGATATTACTAAACCATCTAATATAAATTTCTTTGCAAAAGCAATATTATCAT